ATGTAACTTCAAAAGAAGAGTATGAGGAATTAGAAATTCCAGTACAGCCTATGAATACTAAAGGTACATCATCAGCCAATATTAGATATGATGAAAGTACAATTAATGAACTGATTAAGAAGGTTCACTACGCACCGCACACAGCGAAACTAGATTTCCTTTGGCGTGCCAACAGAGAACTAATTGATCAGATAAAAATAAAAGATCTCGCAACTTACAATTCTATTTTAAATAAATTTAATAGTAAGCGTGATGAGATCACAACTCAAAATGAGGTATAATAATGAACGACCAACCAAAGAGTAAGATATATTTAAATCTTATTCCAAACGTAAATAAAAAAGCAGGCGATAACCAACCAGTAATGGTAGCACCTAATTCTCCAAAAGCTCCAGAAGGAAAAAATTGGAAGATGAATGTGAACATTAACAATGAGTGGTACGACTACTGTGCGTTTGATGGAACAGACATAGAAGGTAATCCAACAGGTGGATACACTGTGATCTTAACTAAGAAAGAAGCACAAGCAACAGCAGGAGCAAATAAACAAGGAGGATTTAAAGCTGGTGGATTTCAAAAGAAACCATTTACAAGCAATAAGTCTTTCGGTAATAGACAATACTAATAATAGGTAACACTATTATTCATTCTATCCCTAGGGTTTTTCATCAGGCAGTCATGCCTACCCTTTCACGTTGTTTCCCTAGGGGTAGAGTAAAACAACAAAGGATATATATGACTAGCAAAGAAGACTTTATTGACATTGAAGAAAAGATTCAAAAGAGAATTATAAAAGAACGCCAAGAAGATTATGGTGATTATGAGGAAAACTTTGCCTTACTTGCCGAGCTTTTCTCTATTGTATTGTTTGATAAGATTAGAGTGGCACTAACCCCAGAAGATGTGGGACATATTATGATGTCGCTTAAACTGTATCGTTGCACCAAGAGATACAAGGCTGACAGCTATGATGATCTTTCTATCTACTGTAAGATGACAAAGAATCTAAGACACAAGGGTATTGCCAAAAAGGATAAATAGTGGTAAAGGTTATTCGTAATAAGAACTGTGAGTGTTCTTTTGTATATACAGAAGAATTTGATAGTGCAGAGATCGCATCAGATCCAAGTGCCAAAGGTGTATTGATTGATGTTAGGATCAGCAGTATTAAAACAGTTTTTACAACGATTAAACAGAAGGAAGATTTAGTTGGACAAACTAAGGATTCGTCTGCAAAAGATGAGAGATCTACAGGAGCTTAGACATAAGAAAGCTCTGGAGTTCTTTCATAAGTATCAAAAAAATCTTAGTGATTCTAAGAGATTGATATTTAAAATTGAGCAGACAAAAGAAAAGATAATGGCTTAAACATTATCTAATTAAAAAACAACGAACAGTTGCAAACGCAACAGAGGGAGAGTCATGACGCCAAGAGAATTCAAAAAGGAAATTAAATTAAGATATACATTTAATAGTTTTGCAAACTTAGATGCCAGAGAAAGAAAGATTTATCGTACAGGTTTTAGAACTGGATATAAATTAGCAAGAGAGTATTTTAAATCTAACATCAGACACAAACAAATAGTTATTAAAGAAGTTATTAAGTATGTAACTATTAATGATGTGGTTGTACCTGAGAATGTTAAGAAGATGTTATCTATCGTAGCCAATCAACTTGGAATAGATGTTAATGAAATCTTAACAAAGACTAGAGTTCAGTCAGCTGTGATTGCAAGATCAATTCTTATAAATGTTTTAAGAGATAAATACTCTATGCCATTTACAAAGATTGGAGTTATCCTTGGTAACAAAGATCATACTACTATGATGCACCATGTTAAGATGAAAATTAATAAGCAACATTTCTGGAAACCAGATCATATTATCTGGAACAGATATAAGTATGTGATGGATAATGTTAAGTAACTACTTCTTAAATCCTGCTAATAAACTCTTATAAGACTTCTTAGAAATTGTAGATTCAGATTTAGATCTTGATGTACCAGCTTCTTTACGTTTGTTAATATTATAATACAAACCTTTCTTAGCCATCTTACCTTCTTTTGTTTTATGATATTTAGATTTATCCATATTACATTGATAGCAAGGATTTAAATCCTTTAGCCATCTTTCCTGTTACACCTTTAATAGTTCCTTTATTCTCTGATGCGTAGAATACAGCTTTACCTTTTTCTTTACCATATTCTTTTTGCATTTCTGCTAAAATCTTTTTACCTTTTTTATTCAGTGGCATTAATCTTTAAACCTTTTCTGTAGCATATTTATGTTTACACTTTTGTTTTTTTAAATATTCTATATACATTTCCATACGTTTGTCATTATTATTGTTACTTACAAGTGCTTGTTTCTCTTTAGCTCTTACATTATTAAAGTAAATTTCATAGCAACTATGCTCTAATGAATGACAGAAGTTTAATTTTTCTGCATTTATAACCCAACCACCTTCATTACTTAAATGTTCTTTGCCACAGATATGGCAGTTACCACAGCTCTTTAATATTTGTTTTCTCTTAGACATTTTTAATTGTTGTTTATTTTACTGGAAATAATAACACTTGACAAGCATAACCGAATATGTTATAATGTAAAAAACAACAAAGGATAAAAATATGAAAGTAGAAGGTAAAGAAATAAATCAAGCCATACAAGACATGAAAGGATTTTGTCGTAACATCATGGGTTGTTCTGATGGAATATATACATTCAAACATGTAGCCAATGGTTTAATTAAAAATTGGTTATGGAAAAAAGAAGAGATTAAATTATTAAAAGAAACTATAATAAAAAATAGAATAAAAAAATAATTATTTCTTCTTATATCTATTTGCGAAAGCACGAGCTGCTTCTTTAGATCCAAATCCCCAGGCTTTAAGTGCTAGCTTTAATCTTGTAGGTTTGCCTGACTTAGATAATAAAGATCCTTTCATACCACCAAATCGTGCAGCAAAAGAAACTCGTCTTGGGTTAGTGCCTGTCTTAACTGGTGCTTTAAGATTAGATCCTTCAGTACGATTAAAATATTTTCTACCTGCTTCATTCAATCCACCGCTTGGATTCTGATACATTTTTTTAACCATTATAATTTTTCTCTAAAAGGGTTGTAGTCATTCTCATTTATCTTAACACACTTACATTGATTCAGTAAAGAACAGAATCCTTTACTTAACCAAAAAATACATTTGCTAATTCTATTTGTAATCATGTAAACTTCTTTCCTTTTTTTATAACCTTTTTAAATTTTACTATTCGTTTTCTTTTTACTACAGGCTCACCAATTAACCAGTTGCTTAACTTGATTAATAATAATTGTATCATCCTCTACCTTGACCAACGTATGGTTTATAAGTTTTATTCTTATTAACTTTCTTAGTATGTCTGCCTCTTCTTTTCTTAGGCGATTTTCTTATATGTTTCCCTTCAAGATTTTTTTTTGCCATTCTTTTTCTTTAATTTAATTTTAACTTTAGATCCTTGCTGCGATAGTAAAGATACTTTTTTACTATACATCTGATCAGACGCAGTCATGATCTGATTACTCATCTTGCTAATGGATTAGATGAGCTTGCTCTAAGTTCTTTCATTTGAACTTTTAATAATTCAATTTCTTTTTGTGCAATGGCTAAGTCTTGTTTAATTTGACCAGCTTTAGCAGGATCAATGCTATCAATCTTTGACATGATCTCTCCATACTTAATAAATCCACCACCAATAGTACCAATGATTGCAACTGTAGCTATAATCTCTTTAAGATTACCTTTAATTTTATCAAACATATTATCCTCTTATTCTTTTTAATTGTTCTAGTTGAATGATCAACTCATTCTGTTCATCTTCTATATCTTTTAGTATTTTTTGTCTAGCAACTAAAGGATCTTTAGAAATATAATTGTTTAGATTAACATTAATATACACAGCCTGTTGCTCTATATTAAACTGCATAAAAAAATCTGGATTAGGTACACCTGCCATTTGCCTTTGAACATAGAATGGTTTAGATTCATATACACTTAAACTAGGCTGATTACCTTTTAATGCGTCAATCTTTATCTCTTGTACTGATCTTACTTTCACTTCTGCTATCTTTACTTCTGCTCCTACTTTATTGTCTGTTAGTTTTGTTTTTATTTCCTGTTGTGTACTTGTTACAGTTTGTTTTTCTTCGGTTATTGAAGTCTTAGATTCCTTCGGGGTTTCCTTTGGTGTTTCTTTAGTTTCTTCTTTAGTAACTTCTTTAGTTGTTTCTTTAGCAGTTTCTTTTGGTTCTTCTTTAACTGTTTCTTTAGGAGATTCTTTAACTACTTCTTTAGGTGGTTCAATTACTTGCTCTATGATTTTCTTTTCTTCTACTGCTTGTTGCACAACAACTGGACTTTCTATTATCTCAACCATTGGAGATATAACAGGTGTCGCAATAGGAGTAACTAATGGTTCTATAAATTTAATCTCTTGAACTACTGGTGTTATGATTGGTGCAATAACAATAGGTGGAGTTGGATTGGTTACATAAGTTATACTTAGAGTAGGATTCATTAGATCGGCAGCATAATGAAATGGAGAATTTGTAGATTCATAAAAAGAAAACTTACTTGTTATACTATAATTGTCTTGTATGTTTTTATCTACAACAGCCACGTTAGTATAAGTGTTAAAATAAGTTGAAGTGTAAGGTATGATTCTATTCTGTGTTGTTCCTACACCACTAGCATCTGTTATTATTTGCGTCATAGTAACATTCTGATTAGGATTGCCAGACCAAAACCAAACATCTACGCCTTGGGTTGAAGTAAACCCTTCATTGATTTGTGCTTTAGATAAACCTACATTTGTTAATGAGATTGTATTTTCAATAGACTTACCACTCACACCAGCAATAGTTTCATTACCATGAGTAGATGATAAGTTAGTTCCACTCCAACCATTTATAGTTGTAAATACTTTTGGTGTTAAGTTTGTAGTTGTTGTTGTTTGAGAATGTGCTGTACTAAATAATAATAAACTACTTAGTATTATTTTTAGCTTCATCTTCTTTTTTCTTATCTTCTATGATCTTTAATTTCTCAACGTATAAATTATAATCTGGTCTTAGCTTGTCATACTTTAACCACTGTGCTGTGGCTTCGTTTCCAATCTTACCTTCAAAGGGACATGGTGTTCCTGAGTTCTCCATTGAATGAAACACTCTTGGATCTTGGCAGAGAATAGAAACTGCTGCAACCTTCATACCTAAATCATTTAAT